GTAAGTGTGTAGTATCGCGCACCCTCCCCCGTTATACAGCAGTGGGAATTTACGCCGCGAGGTCAACCACCCTGCACGACGTAAACCTTGGGGCGCCACTCTACCTACTGTCCTCAGGTTAATGGCATTTCAAAACCATCCAGCGGGATCGACGAGAACTCTGTAAAACTCATCCTCACTGCGTCATTATATGATTGTTTTTTCATCACTTCTTTCTTTATCATATCTATCTGTTGATTCAAGGCTCTTTCACTCTTTGCGCAAACCATCATCAAAAAAGTTGCTCCCAAGTTGACAACGCCAAGCATTGGATTAAGGCTTTTAAACCATGAAGGCACTTCTGTTTTGGTCCCATTTATTTTGAAGGCCACACTCATATCACTTGAAAGGGTGCAAACTGATGTCAGCAGCGCAACCACAGCAGCCACTAGTAGAGTAGTGTGTATGATTGCTCGCTTCTTCTTCAATTCACTTAGATCACTTTTCAATTTAGGTAAAATCTGTTCATTTACATGGCGTTTAATCTGTCTTAGTCTTACGTCATCACGAAACGCTTCTGCGTACGATGCGAATGCAGCCTTCTCCGCCTTTTGTGTTTGCGTTGCACCAGTTGTGTTTGACATCGCTTTGTCCAGTATTTCAAGGGCAACCGTTGGCATGGATGATGGCATCGGTGCACTCGGAGCATACCTTGGCGGTTGAGAAATGGTATCATCCACGCGCACTAAACTCAGTTCTTCAACTCTATCTTGATTGTGTTTCATCTTTTCTTCTTCGAACCTTTGGATCAGCCCGGATAGCATGGCAGCGACACTTTTTAAC